CTTGACGAACGCCTCACCGGTCAGGCCCACCAGGGCGTCGAGCATCTGTTCCGGGGTGGCGTTCTCGTCGATCGTCGGCGCCATGCCAGCGGCCTGCGCGTCGTGGTACAGCTTCTTGAGCCCGTCTAGGAACGCGCCGATCACCGTGTCGGTCGGCTCGGGCACAGTGCCCTTGGCCTTGACGCCGGCCTTGGCGAAATCCCAGTCGAGCGCCTCGACGACGTCGCCTGCGTCGAATGCGGGCATAAGCAGCAGCTCCTCAGCTCGTGGCGACCGCGGTCAGGTCCGACCAGGTGATCTGCGAGAACGGGCAGGTGGCGTTCAGCGTCAGCGGGTACAGCCGCTGCTGGGCCGCGCGCCGGTAGGCCGTCTGCACCTGGCCGGCGCTCATCACCGTCGGGATGTTCAGCACCCGCGCGAAGCCCTGCTGGTTCTTGCCGATCACCGCGCACGCCATCGAGGCGAAGTTGGTGGACAGGGTCAGCACCTGCTTGCCCGGCTGGCCGGCACCGGCCGGGGTAGTGGCGATCGAGCCGCCGTTGCCCCAGGCCATGTTGACGTTGGTCAGCGTCTCCTCGGACAGCGAGCAGGTGATCTGCAGCGTGGCCGTCGAGACGATCACCGCCACCGGGGTGGGCTGCTCCTCCACGTTGATGTCCTGGGTGGAGGGGTTGAACGTGACGGTGACCCCTGCTTCGGTGGCGCCCACATAGGCCCAGCCGAGACCGGTCCAGGCGGTCGAGACACCGAGGTTCTGGTCGGAAGGCAGCGCCGTGCCGGGGATCGCGGTGAACAGGATCCCGACCCCGTAGAGCACGTTCTGGGTTGCGTATGCGGGCGGGGTATAGACAAGCGGTGGCCCGGCCATGTCAGCTCTCCTGGGTGATCGTCACGCCCGCGTCGGCGGCGGCCTCGGTGATCGCCGCCACCATCGAGACGGGCACAGTGGTGTATTCGGTGCCGACGGTCAGGCCGCCGTAGCTGATCGAGTCGTGCGGGCCCTCGACCTTCATGCGGACCGCCTCGCCAGCTGCCACCGCAGCAGCGGCCTGCCTGGTGAGCAGCTTGCCGAGGTATGCCGTCTCCTGCTCGGACAGCGGCTGGTCGGCGGCGGGAGCAGCTTGGGCGGCTGGCTTGTCGGTCACGGGTGGCTCCTCACGCGGGGTTCAGGGAGTAGGCGCGGACGGCGAGGGTCGTGGTGGTGGTGAAGTCCACGACCACGCATCCCTGGGCCTGCTGGACCAGCGCCGTGGTGTTGATCGCCCCGGCGTAGGTGACCTGGGTCGGGGCCTGCTGGTTGTACGTGGCCATGTTCCACGGGCCCAGCCAGCCGACCGTGCTGGCGGCGATCGTGCCCGCCTCGGCGGTGGCCGGGGCCACCTGGCCGGTGTTGCCGATCGGGTCGCCGACCAGCACCTGGAACGCGCCCGCCGGGGTGGCGCCGCAGGCGAAGCCGAGCACCACCTGGCCGTTGTTGGGGATCATCACGCCGAGCGCGGTCCCCCAGGCGGTGATAGCCGACGGCGAGCCGAGGTCGTAGCCGGGTGTGGAAGCGACCACCCACAGCCCGTTCAGCGGGTTCAGGTTGAGAGGTATCGGCTGCAGCAGCACCCGCGGTCCGGTGGCCATCTCAGACTCCCGTCACGATCACGTAGTTGGAGGTGAACTCGCCCCGCTGGTCGGCCGGGTCGTAGGACAGCGGGGTAGGCCCGGAGCCGAGCCGGGAACAGGACACGATCCACTGCCCGTCCACCCGCACCGGGAGCTGGGCCCGCAGGATCAGCTCGTCCAGCTCGGCGGCGGCTTCCTCGGCACCGGCCCAGTCTTCGGCCGTGCCGCGGATCCGGGCCTGGAAGTTGCTCGCGTCGGTGGCCGGTTCCTCGGTCGTGTATCCGGGCCCGCCACCGCCCGTGATGACCACCAGGCGGTCGGGGCTCTGCGGCACGTAGGGCCCGAGCAGCAGCGGGTATCCCAGCTCCTGCCGGTCATCCCAGCCGAGCCCAGCGATGAAGTCGATGATCAGCTGCGTCTGCGCGGTCATGCGGGCCTCCGCGGGGGAGGCAGCCCGAGCCGGCCGCGCACGGTGCGGTGCCAGTAGATCCAGCCCTTGAGGGCTGGCGGGTACCCGGCGAACCGCCACCGGGACTTCTGCGCCAGCTCGGCGGCATTCAGCCGGTGCCGTTTCGGCGGCCGGTCATAGACGTCGCGCATGCCGTGGCTCACCTGCGGGTGACCGGAGTGGATCAGGTCGCCGAACTCCCACGGCGCCGCCTGCTCGGCCGCGTCGGACAGGTGCTCCATCGCGCGGGCCATCCCGGTCTCGCCGCCGTCGTCGAGCACGCCGGCGGCGACCATCCGCAGGTATCGCGGGTAGTTCTCGAACAGCGGGCGTTCCAGATACTTCGGGCCGCCGCCGCGCGGGTGGTGCAGGTCGAGCCGCTCGTGCTGGTAGTGGGCGTAGACCTGGTCGATCTCGACCGAGCCCCTGAGCCAGCCGGTGCCGGTGTGGGTGCGGGCCCGCAGCCCGGCGATGTGCTCGGTGAAGGTGCCGCTCATTGCCAGGTCCAGCTGTCAGTGAGCATGCGGCGGCCACCGGACAGCTCGGCCGGGACATCGGCGTACAGCTGCCCGGCGTACACACGGGTGTTGCTGTCCTCGCCCGTGAAGATGGCCGGGATCCGGTTGATCACCCGCGCGCTGGCCGCCGGGCCGCCGGGCGTGGTCAGGTCGAGGCTGACCTTGCCTTCGCGCACCGCTTCGAGCACGGCCTTCGCCTCGGTGTAGCGGAGCACCACCGGGTGGTTGGGGCCCATGTCTTTCTGCTTGAGGTAGTAGGTGGTCGCCCACCAGCTGCCCAGATCGAGGGTGAGGTCGCGGACGATCCCCGGCACTGCGCCAGCGGCGTAGACGGTGCCGGTGTAGACGCTGACCCGGTCGGTGGCCGATTCCAGCGCGATCGTCAGCTGCTCGTCGCTGAGCTGGGCGGCGGTGCCGGTGCCCGCGTCAGTCGAGTCCAGCACCAGGCGCAGATCGCTGATGCTGGCGTAGAGCACGGGCGCCGGGGTCGTCACGTACTGGACCCCCCGGCGTCGGGGGCGGCGCCGTTGCTGACGGCCAGCGCCTGTGCGGCTGACAGGGTCACCAGGTTGCCGCTGCCGCCATAGGCGGTCTCAAGCGCCGAGCCCGCAGGGATGTCCACGATCTTGCCTGCCAGCACGCTGGTCACGCCGCCGTCCCAGGTCACGTTCACGGTGCTGACCACCTGGCGTGGGTTGGCTGCCATGACATCCCCCTCAGTTGGTCAGTGCCAGATGGCCGACGGTGTCCTGGCCGTCTATGAACGCGCGCAGGTTGCCCGCGCCGATCAGGGTGTACAGCGGGCCCGCCGGGTCGAGCATGATCACCTGGCCCTTGAGGTAGGTGGTCGGCCAGATCGGGCCGCCCGTGGTCGGCGCCGAGCCGTACCCGGATGCGCCGCCCGTGCCGGGCTCGCCCGCCACCACGGTGGCGGGGGCGCCCGCCGCGACGACAGTGGTGGCGGTGACCACGTACCGGTTGACGGCCATTCAGAACCCCCAGGGCGGTGCGGGGATCGCGGCATCGCCGACGCCGATGCCGCCGTAGGTGGGTGCCACCAGGAGCTGGCCGAACGTGACCGCGCTCAGGTGGCCGCGGACCGCCGCCGTGACCGGGATCGAGGTGGCGCTGCCGGTGGCTGTGACCGTGAGAACCTCAGCGAGCAGCCCGGTGTCGTACAGCAGGACCATCCCGGCGGTGAAGCTCGCGCCACCGGACGCCACCCCGATCGCCGTGCCACCGGCCGCCAGGACCGCGTTAGCCGTGGCAGTCGGCGCCTGCGTGGCGAGCGTGTAGTACCACTCGCAGGCCGAGCACCGGTAGCTGACCGCGCCGTCGATCGCCACGAACGAGCGCAGCGCCCGGCAGCGCGGGCAGTTGAGCCGTACAGCGGCGGGGACAGCGACAACCATGACTCACCCCGTCTTCGCAGTGGCCCGGCGGCCTCGCGGCAGGATGTCCTCGGCGTCCACCGCCGCTGCGCCAGCCTCATCACCAGGCTGCGGCTCGTTCGCCTCGGGGATCATCACCTGCACCGCCGAGCTGCCCGGCGGGTCCGGGCGGGCACCCTCGGGCGGGCCGGGGCGGCCGAGCGGCTGGCCGGTGCGCGGGTTGATCGCGTTGCCGAACAGCATCTTCGGGTGTATCCGCGGCAGCGGGTCTCCCGATTCCTTGGCCGCCCGGATCACCGCTGGCACCCGGCGGGGCGGCAGGAACAGCGCCGCTGTCTCGTCATCCAGCTCGGCCGTCTCCCCGGCCATGACGAGATCCGTTTCCTTGCCGGGGTCGCCCTTGCGCGGGACCGACAGGTTGGTGATCGCCTGGTAGAGGGACATCACACCCCCGACAGCAGGCAGATGCTCAGCGGCTGGTCGAGGCCGAGCGCCGCCGCCCGCTGGGTGTCGGAGCGGAACGTCTTGCGCGGCTCGTCCCGGTAGAGGGGACCGGCGACGAACGGCAGTTCGTCGGCGTAGAAACCGCAGCGGTTCCGCTGCATGATGATCGCGTTGCCCGCCGGCACCTGCCGGGAGACCATCACGTCGAGGTTGAGAATCTTCTGCGGCAGCACACCCGTGTACAGCAGGTTCTCGCTGGCGATGTCACCCACGTAAGGCGCCGCGAACGTGTTCGACTGCAGGAACGTGTTCTTGGTGCCATGGTTAATGATCATGGTATCGGCCTCAAAGCCGAGCCATTGTATGACACCACTCGGGGCGGCAATGTTGGCGTTTTCGACCAGGTAGCAGGCCTGCGCGATGTCCGCGCGAATGGTCGCACCCGCACTCGCCCAGGTGTTGGCCACCGCCAATGTCTGAATGGACGCATTCGCCACCACCGCGGAATAGAACGCGGTGTTCCACGAATAGACCATCGTGTTTTTCACTTGAAGTAGCTGCCTGGTGACAGGATCGACACTCTGGCGGCGGCGCATCTCGTCGGAGACCATGATCGCCATGGCCCGCTCGTGCGAGAAGACCACGCGCGGGATCCCGATGCTGGTCGGCACGACCGGCACCTCGCCGAACTCAGGCCGGATCTCCGGGTAGTCGTCGGCGTACAGCGGCGTTGACTCCGCGTAGCGGACGGCACCGGACGGGGCGGCCCCGCCGTTGCGCAGCACAGAGTCCATGACGAACTCGTTCTGCGTGATGTCGAGGATGAGCTGCGGGATCACCAGGGGATCCTTGAGCAGCTCGTTGACGGTGATTCTCGGGCCGTCTGAGTAGCCTCTGACTGCAGTTGGCATCGTTCAGCTCCCCTCAGAAGATCCGGATCCGGCCCAGGAAGAACGACGAAGCCCCGAGGCCGCCGATCTGCTGGGTGAGCATGCCGGCCGCCACGCCACCGGGGTGAGTGCAGCGGCCGACCACCTGGTCGAACGTGCCCGCCCC